GGTCGTCGACGCCCAAAAACGCCGCCACCTCGTCACGAACACCCTTGAACGCGCCGCTGAGGTTGTCGGTGTCGAGCGGGATTCGCGCAATGGGGCGCATGAGGGTGACGCGTGCGCCTCGGTCGTCAGTGAGCGCGCCGCGCATCGTTGACCCATCGAACAGCGTCGCAGGCAGCGCCCTCGCCGTCGCCTCCCGCTCCTCCTTCACCCTGTTCGCCCTCACACGATAGTGCTCGCGCATGTTCTGCCCACGGCCAAGCGTGACATCGATCGTCGTCATGAGTTTCATCGTGTGATCCTGTCAACAAGGTACTCAGCAGCCAGCTGCGAATCGCTGAAAACATCGTAGTGCTCCAGTGCTTGGCGGACTGCAGCGACGACGTCGCTGCGCTCAAAGACGTCGACGCGAGACGTGTCTTCGTCTTCCGCCATGTGATGCGAGCATCTTGGAAAATGGTCGCCGGTCTGGCCGCATTCGCGGCACCATCGCGCAACCGGTTTGATGGTTTCGGCCAGGCTCATCGCTTCACCCCTGTCAGCCGTTCGACGACGGCGTTTGCTCCAGCTCCGCAATCCGCGCGCGTGCAGCGTCGAGGTCGGCGGCACGAGCCATGGATGACATCTGTGCGTGCTGCACCAATGCCAGCAGTGCGGCCTCACGCTCGGCGAAGAGACGGGCGATTCGAGGGGTCAGGAACTGAATACTCGGCGCGAGACCGAACTCCGAGTGAACGAAGCTCTTCGCCGCCTGCATTTGCTCTTCGGTCGGTTCGATGGTGTCGGTCATCGACGGCTCCTTCACTTGCACTCGAAAAGCGTCGTATTGCTGCTGAACAATGCGCTTGTCTGTCAGGTAGGCATCTGCCTGCGCTTTCTGAAACGCAACCTGTCCTTTGAGTTCCTCAATCTGCTGATACCGTGATGCAGCCAGCTTCTCGGCCTGCACCAACGCATCCGCCAGCATGTTCAGCTCGTCAACGAGCGACGACAGGTCCCGAAGCAGCGTCTGGTCTTCCGGTGCACCACCGTCACCGTGCACGACGCGGCCCGGCGACGCGGTGTCTTCCAGCCATGCATCGTACTCGCGAAGGCTACCGACGCCGCGGCGCTCAACCAGCTCCATTGTTTCCGGGTTGTACTCGCCGTCCCATGGCTTGCGAACCACATAGCGCTTGCTCATTTCATCCCTCGTTTCTTGCGTGCGTCGGCGGATGCGGCGGCGATACGGCGGATGGCGTCCGGTGTGTCTCGCCAGTCGGATGCGTCTGGCCAGACGCATCCGTTGTCTGGGCAGGACCATGCCTGCCACGTGCCCAAGCCGCCTCTGATGGTGCACACCTCCGCCTCCCCCGTCTCTACCTCGTCCACATCGACGGGCTCAGGGGTCGGGAGGGGCAGGAAGACGGGGATGGCACATGGACAATCTGGCGCACAGTCGTCAGTGGACGACTGCGACACCGGACACCACCAGCCCACCGGGCGCGAGTAGTTGATTTCAGTCGTCATCGTTCACCTCGTCAAACATGCTTCCCTGAACAGGGCTCTTCATCGGGCCAACCAACCGGCGCAAGGCGCGCTCGATCTCCCGCTCAAACGCGATTCGGGCCTGCGTATCCTCACCTGGTGGCCAGTCGGTGTCGGTGGTCTGCACATCCACCAGCACGCCGCCGAGGTCGATGGACCAGCATCGGTGAGCGGTCGAGCGGTCTACCGACCAAACCGTCTGGCTACTGAATGCTGGGTGTTCGTCGGTTGCTCGAGCGCGTTTGGTTCTGGATAGCCTCATGGCAGCACCCCTTCCAGCACCCAGCGCTGTGCATCCGCCACGCTGTAGGCGGTCGCCACGGTCTTCCCGTGGTCGAGGCAGTCGAACACCGACCCAATGTGCCACCCATGCTGAAGTGCGCTCCGGTGGACATCCTTGTCGGTGGCGTACCACCCCTTGATGCGCTCATCCCACTCAAGCGCGCCAGATGCCTTTTGTTCCACGTTCTTCATCTCGCTCATGTCAGACTCCAGAGAAGCCCGCCGCGTGCAGCAGCGGGCGTTGTGGGCGGTTTTCAGCGTCGTGACAGCTGGTCGGTCATGGCTGCTGACGTGATTTTGTAGATGACCTCGTCAGACGCATTCGGGTGCTGCGCTTTGGCAGCTGCCTCAAGAATGGCCCACACGCGCATCATTTCGGAGATCGCTTCAGCAGTCGTCATCGTCTTCGCTCCATTCACCGAACCAACTCGGCCCGGTGAGCACATCCTACGCGGGTTGCGTGAGTTGTCAAGCATGGAGCGAATCTTTTTTTGAGATTTCCAACCGCGTAGTCCGTTACGCACTTCGGACCGGAATCAGGCACCTCCTGCCGGAACTTCGGAACCCCTTCTAAAGAAGGGGGTTCCGTTCCGTTCCGTTTGCGTCGGTCTGGTCGACGGAACAAGTTCCGCACTTGTTCCGCTTCAGTTCCGTTGTTCCGTTTGCTCACGAGCCATCATCAAGAGCATCGCCGATGCGTGACCGGAATCACAAACCACCCACCCGTGCTCATGGGTTGCGATGATTTGCGAATCCAAAAGATCCCGCACCGGTCGGCCGGGTGGCGATCCGGGCTTGAGGTACACAGCCGCGCTCGATTCGCTCAGCCCCTGCGACTCAACCAGAAATCGCAGGAACCCAGCACGCGAAACGTAGGGGGCCCCCTCGCGCACTTCGTTGCCTGAATGCCACCACGCATTCTCGAGCAGCTTCCGGTGCTTCTCGCCCTTGGTTTGCTTCGGGGGCGCTGCCTCTGGCGCCTCTGCAGCCACCAGCACGGCGCTCGTGACGGTCGCCCCATCCTCATCAACCCACCCAGGGATTGCCACCGACTGCAGCCGAGCGAACTGTGGGGGTGACATCTCCGCGTCTTTGCTCTTGCGCTGCACGATTGAGATCGGCCCGTCGCCCTTGCTTGGGACGATTGACACCTCGATGTCGAGGGCCCCACGCCACGCCGACGAACCACGAGCTCGTGCCTGCGCTTCTTCGCTGACTCCGGTGTGGTGCACCAGCAGCACGGCGCAACTGAACTCCTGCATGAGCTTGGCGCAAGCGTCGAGCATGGTTTTGGCGTCTTGTGCGCTGTTCTCGTCGCCGGACAGGAACCGGTGCAGTGTGTCCACCACGATGACAGCTGGCCGTGTCTGCAGGCGGTGCACGTTGTCCATCACCCGCCGCAAGCCATCGGCGGTGTTCAGGTCACACCCATCCCGAGAGAGCCACATCGACAGTGACCCCACCCCGTTGTGCAGCTTCCACGCGGCAATGCGCCCCCGCAGTCCGTGGTGACCCTCGCCGGCGAGGTAGACCACGCTCCCGGCTTTGACTTTGTGGCCCTGCCATTCCCCGCCACCCGCAGCGATGCGGCAGCACATGTCGAGCACGACGAACGTCTTGCCGCCACCCGACGGCCCATGAAACATGGCGAGGGCCTCGGCCTGCAACCAGCCCTTGACCAACCACGAGATCGGGGCGGGTTGTGATGCGAAGTCGTCGGCGGGGATCAGCCAATCAACCACGGCGGACGGGGTCAGCAGCCCCGCCAGGTCGTGGCCAGCGAGCAGGTAATCGTTCGCGTCCCCCAACAGCGGGGGCATGACGAACCGCACCCCGTGTTTGGCGCACGCCTGCGACGCGTACTTCTCCCCGATCCCGCCCTTGTCGTTGTCCGCCACGATGACGATGTCGGCGCCCGGATACACGCGGCGCATGACTTCGGTGACCGGCACGAGGTTGCTTGCGCTGTAGGCCACCACGCATGTGCGGCCCGACACTTCGTGCACCGTCGCAGCGGTGGCAAAACCCTCGGCGATGTAGAGCACGCCAGTGTCACTCGGCGCCCCGATCATCCAGAACTTCCCGGCGGTTTCCCCGCCCCCCTGGTAGTGCTTCCCGCCAGTCTCGTCGATGTACTGGAGGCTCGAGATTTCCCCCTCCAATCCATAAAGCGGGACCACGAGACGCCCGTCGCCGGTGACCTTGGCCCCATGGGGCTGCACACCCTTGCGCGCGAGGTACGGGTGCGATGCATCGGCATCGCGCGCTTCTTCCCAGATGTCGGCAGCGAGCTCACTCACGACGCGGTGTTGCTCGGCGCGCTCGGCGTCCCGCATCGCCAACATCTCGGCCATGCGCTTGTTGTGGGCGATTTCCTCGGCGGGGGACATGGTGTGCCCACCCTCCGCGCGCCATCGCGATTCAATCCCGAGTGCGTGGCTTCCGTAGACGCCAGCCGGGCGCCCGTCGAGATACCCGACGTACCACCCGTCTTTGTTGCGCGGCTTGTCTGGCCTCGACGCGAAGCGGTGGATCCGCCCGTCGAGCACGACATGCTTCGGTGGGACCAACCCGTCCCGTTCCATGCACTCGACGAGCTGTTGCTCTGGTGAGAGATCAGCCAGCGTCGGCGGGGCAATGAACGGACCCCCAAGGACTGCGCGGAGGTCAGCCATTGCGCACCGCCTTGCTGGCCGGCGCCTGCAGGTACTCCGACAGCACCTCAAGCGTGCGCAGTGATGGTTTCTCGCCATCCCGCAAGCGATACAGCGTCGAAGCGTGCAGTTTCGTCCGCTCAGCGACGACGGTGAGGTTGCGATCTGTGAGGGCTTGCCGGACCTGATCCGGTGTCATCAGTTGTTTCATGCTTGACAGACTGTGCGGACGCGCGTAGAAAAGCAAGCACGGCGCAAACGGAATCACCCGACCGCGCCAGAAAGAAAGGGCCACATGGCCATCAGTCTGAAACGCACCAAGGGACTTGCTGTCCCGTTTGTGAAAGTGCTCATCCCCGGCGAGTCCGGCGCTGGCAAGACACGGGCTTGTGCCCAACTCGACGACGTCGTGATCCTGTCGGCAGAAGAAGGGCTGCTGTCGATCCGTGACCAAGATGTCCCGTTCATCGCCATCAATGGCGTGGCAGACCTCTATGAGGCGTACACGTGGCTGACCACCTCAGCGGAAGCGAAGCAATTCCACGCGGTGGCCATCGACAGCATCAGCGAGATCGCCGAGGTGGTGCTGGCTGAAGAACGCCGCTCCCCAAAGGGCGCCAAAGACCCACGAGCGGCCTACGGCGAGATGCAGGACAAAATGGCCGGCGTCATCCGTGCCTTCCGTGACTTGCCCACCCATCACGTTGTGATGACGGCGAAGATCGAGAAGGCGACCACGGAGATGGGTGAGGTGCGCTACGTCGCATCGATGCCAGGGAAGAAGCTCACGGCTGACCTCCCGTACTTCTTCGACGAGGTGTTGCCCGTCCGCGTCCACCGCACCGGCGAGAACGTAGACCGCGTGTTCCAGTGCTCCGATGACGGAGTGTGGCACGCCAAGGACCGCAGCGGGAAGCTGGACGCGTGGGAGCCGTACGACCTCGCCGCGCTCATCCGCAAGATCGGTGGGCAGGAGGAGCCACGATGAACAACATCCTCCCCACCCTCACCATCGAAGCGCTCGTCGGAGACTGGCAGCGCGCCAAGGAAATGGAGCGCATCGCAACCGAGCATCGCCGGGCTGTTGAGGATGAGCTCGCCAAGCGCATGGAGTTGCCGGCAGACCTCGACGGGGTGCGTGCACTCAAGGTCGGAGACCTCGACGTCAAGGTGACCGGCCGCATCAACCGCAAGGTGGATGCGGACGAAGTGCAGAAGCTGGCAGCAGCAGCCGGCCTCGAAGCGCACCTGTCGTCGCTGTTCCGGTGGAAACCAGAAATCAACCTGTCGGCGTGGAAAGCCGCCGACCCCGCCATCACCACGCCCCTGCTTGGGGCAATCACCAGCGAACCGGGCCGCCCGTCATTCGCAGTCACCAGCAAGAAGAAAGAGAGCACCTGAAATGGCAAAGCTGAACGAGTCCTTTGTTGCCGACGACATGCCGAAGAACGAGCGCAGCGGCGACTTCGAGCCGTTGCCTGCCGGCTGGTACGATGTGCGCATCACCGCCGCTGAGCTGAAGGAAACCAACGCGCGCACGGGGCAGTACATCAAGCTGCGGTACGACGTCGTCGGGCCGACCCACCAAGGCCGCGTGGTGTTCGGGAACTTGAACATCCGCAACCCCAACCCCAAGGCAGAGGAGATCGGGCGCCAGCAGCTCGGCGAGATCATGCGCGCCGTCGGCCTCCCCCGTGTCGACGACACCGACCAGCTCATCGGAAAGTCGCTCACCATCAAGCTGACCATCAAACCCGCCGACGCCCAGTACAGCGCCGGCAACGAGGTCAAGGGGTTCAAGGCCAGCGGTGGCAGCATGCCCCCGTCCGCCTCGACTGGCGCCGCTCCTGCGAAGTCCAGCAGTGCCCCACCGTGGGCGAAGAAGTGAAGCGCTGACCGTTAACGCCGGGTGCCCGTGGCCCGGCTTTCCTTTGGAGTCTCCCCGATGGTCGCCATCCCCCCGCCCACCCGCAACATCGCCACCATGATCGACGCGCACCACGCGGCGACACCAGAACCACCGCGCCCACACATGGGGGTCAGCCAGCTCGGCCACCCGTGCGATCGTTGGCTGTGGCTCAAGTTCCGCTGGGCTGTCATCGAGAAGTTCGATGGTCGCATGCGTCGCCTGTTCCGTCGTGGGCACAATGAGGAACCGACGGTGCTTGCGGACCTTCGCGCTATCGGGCTGGTGCTTGCCGACCCACCAGAAGGCAAGGCGCAGCACGTCGTCGACTTCGGGTCACACGTGAGCGGGTCGCTGGACTTCATCGTCGAGAGCGGCGTGCCCGAGGCGCCCAACAAGCGCCACGTCGGCGAGATCAAGACGCACTCGCGCAAGTCGTTTGACGAGGTAGAAAAGCAAGGCGTCGAAAAGGCGAAGCGCCAGCACTACGTGCAAATGCAAGTCTACATGCACGGGACTGGCATCGACCGCGCGTTGTACATCGCCGTCTGCAAAGACGACGACAGGCTCTACGTGGAGCGCGTGCGGTACGACAAAGCGCTTGCCGAGAAGTACGTGGCGCGTGGCCAACGGCTGGCGATCCAAGACGAGCAACCACCACCGCTCACCGACAACCCCACCTGGTACGAGTGCAAGATGTGCGCGGCTCACTCGTGGTGCCACGGTGGTGTGGGCATCACTCTGCGCAACTGTCGAACGTGCGCACATTCGACGGCGCTGCCTGATTCAACGTTCCGGTGTGAGAAGCACAACGAC